TCTGCCCAGTTCACCGCTGCCGCATTCGCCGTATTGAAATCAAACGTCGGCTCGATAGGAACAATCGCGGGCTCTTGTTTCTGCTTCCTCTGTCCGCGTTCTATCGTAATGTTTAACTTACGTGCGGCGAATTCTAACCCTGTCCAATAGGCACGCTTCCATCGCGGGCGCATCGCGTCATCTAAGTCTCTAATCCAACCCTCGAAATCAATCAACCGTTCTAACTCACTAAAGGTTTTCAGCTTTGCTAATTGGTCATTATCTAATCCCTTGCTAATCTTTTGAATATGCAAACGCACCATGCGTTCAACAGAAGGCTCCTGCTCTGCGAGTTCTTGCCAGATCTCTGGTAATCGCGATCTATCTAGGGCGGATTCCTTCTCGGCTTGTGCTAACTCTTTCGTATCGCCTGCCCTCTTAAGAACCGCTATGGTTTGATCCCAGGCATCAGTAATAACGTCGCCCTCAGGTGGTGTCTCGCCTGCGACGGTTGCAGGTATAGGCGCAGGAGGCACGCTCGGCGTTCTTACAGGGATTAAGTTCATAGGCATCATATGAACCTGTCCTGCTTCATCGTCTAATGTTTCTTGCCCTTGTAAGGTTCTCCATTCGTCGACTTTCATCGCCCACGGCGCAGCCTTTGCCGCTTCTAACATATGCGCCCTGTCTTCTTCCACAGGCGAGACAAAATCCAACACTAGGCGATCATCATACTCAGGGATCAAACGTTCTTGTAATTGCGCGCGTAAGAACTCCAGACGCGGCGTAACAACCCACCGACTGAACAGGTAATCAGCCGATTCTATTGTTGCCCTATTGCTATTATTGAGAATGCCTAAGAGTTCAGGAGGGATGCCGAACACTTGCACAATCGTATCGCGTTCATGCTTACGCAATTCAACTAACTGTAACTCTTGCAATGACTGATTAACTTCGTGTACCTGTATCTCTCGCCCTACAAAGAAGGGCTTAAACGCGCGCCAAAATCCTTGATGCCCGTCTAACCATCGTTCCTCTAATCTTCTTACTTGGTCCTGCTGCAATCCTACATCATGCGCCCCTTGAGACTTCGGCCAGATAATCATATCGGGCCGCGCGCGATTGAAGAACAATTGCCGCGTATGCTTTGCTGCGTATTCGTCTGTTTCTAATTCATCAGACAAAGAACGAGCCATACCACTACCGCGCCCGTACGGGTTAGAAGGGTCAAGGTCCGCCATCCATAAGATCTCTGTCTCTGGCACTGCGCCTTGCCATGCGCCAAAGCTTACCTGATATGAACGGTTCTCAGGTGTCGGTGTCGCTTCTATCCAATCAGGAGGCACAGGCCAGAATTCATACGGCGCACCGAAGGCATTACGTTCCTTAATCCAAAAGGACTCACCGACAAGATCTAAGTGCAATTGCGTAAGTTTGAAAAGCGACTGCCCCACCATGTAAGAATTCGCTTTGTTCAATGCTTCAAGTAAGATGTGGCTTTCTAACTCTTCCAAACCCTTATGATGGCGAATCAGGCCGCGCCGTGTCTTACTATCTGCTGCACGCTGTATCCTTCTAACATCTCTACGTTCCCTTGATTTCGGCGCATAGAGACGCCATTGTGTCGTTGATGCCGCAACAGACGTGGCGACGCGCTGTGCGACTGCGCGTAACCACGGCATCGTCGAATATGCCGCAAGGATATTCGATGCGCCCCTATACGGCGGGTCGCCCGTGCTACCCGATAAGATGCCGCCTAAGAGACCTTGCGCTTGCTTCGCGCTATCGTCCGAAAAGATCCCCGTGATAGCTTTCCCGGCAATAGATAAGCGTTGTCCTAATGAGATAGACATAAACGAACTATGACACGTTCCCTATGAACTCACAACCCATCTATACGTGGACAATTGCTTGCCGCCTGCCTTTCGTATTACTTTGACTGTACCCGTTTTCATAATCCTATCTCGACGGACTTCATACTGGATAGCACTGTTAATCATATGGCGATCTACAAGTCGTTGTCCTTTGGGTTGTTTCCGTTTCACTGATTGCAAGATATCCGATTGTGTCCAGTCCCGATGCGGGTTAGATTGAAAAACCTTACTAACAATTGGCCATACCCAGAGCTTCTCTCGCTGTTCTAATCCCTGCGTCCGCGTCGCACTCTGAGCCTCTCCCGTATACACCACATAGAATGTTTTGCCGTCGGCTTCTATCTTATCGCCGATCTTTCTCATTCGTTCGTCCTATATAGGCAACCATCGACGGAAACGGCGCGCTCGCGTCAGCCCCCACAAACTTAACCCGCCCACGTAAGAATCGAATATGAATGCCTTCCCTCGGTTGCATTTGTGCTTCGTTCCATAAGTAATCATGGAACCATCGCACGTCAGTTCGCGCAGGCAATAAGAACACGCCCGCTCGTTCTTCTATGCCCTTTCTTATCCATGTGCGTATCCCTCTGCCATAGGGCGGATTACAAAACCAATACCCTGCCGCGTGGTGCCATGTTCGTTGCGTTGCCCGTATTGATACCAGACCTGCCTATCTATGTAATCAAAGAATTCCATAGGCGTCTCCCAGTTAGAACGCTTTGATGTCGGCATATAGCCGCGTTCACTTACCATCGTGAGGCAGGAGGGAACCATGCGCCCTCTTTGATAGCAGTGGACTGTACGTGTTCGCTACCCTCGCTCGGTTCATTACCGCCCCAGGTTTCTATCTCCGTATTCCCATAGACGATAAGAGATGTCAACGCCCAGACAAGCGCATCTAATCTATCTGGTGATTTCTCACCCGGAACCCATGCGGTTAATTGATCTTCTAACTCTGCTAAGACACCCACATGTTTAACTCGACCCTGGGAATATAGCGCTGCTATCGGTTCTGCCCTGGTTAACTTCCCTCTACTTGCTCTAACAGGCACATACGGAACAACGCTCGACTTTCGTTCGCCATCTCTATGTAGGGCTTTCGCGCATTCTTTGACAGTAAACCCTACCATCTCACCGCCGTTGTTAACCTCACCCACTATTTGATCAGCATCGTATCTATCATAGAGCCTAACTGCTTGCCTGCCCCATTCGTCAGGCGTCCCGTGTAAGCTTGTATCAGCTAAGACATAAGACATCCCATCCGCTGCTAATCCTACTGCCACGATTCCCGCCTCGGCACTCCCTTCTCCCGAAGTGGCAGGCGGGTCGATGGCAATTACAATTCGCACTAACTCTTTCGGCTCGCTGCGTATTCGATGTTTCTCTATAAGATCTCTCGTCCATAATGCGCCAGGTCTGTCAGAAATCAATAATCCTTCTAACTCCTGTTGTCCTAAGTAGGTGCCTTCATATCGTTTGATTAATCGCTCAAAGAATTTCCCCGACAGGTTTGTCCTGTTCTCGTAGATAGACCCATGCGTAACGTGACAATGCTTATCGTCTATTAACTGCTTAATAATCGGTATAGGGCGCGGCGTTGTTGTGACGACAATCCTAGGATTAGACGGTAGGCGCACCGCCATGACTAAGGTATCCCAGGTTTCTTGTGCATGATCATACTTCGCAAGTTCATCCACCCACGCACAATGGAAGTTTGGGCCTCTTAGATCTTCGGGTTTCTCACTAGAGAATAATCTAGCCTCTGACTTGTTCGGCCATCGTAACCGTCTTTGACTTGGAGAATACTCTGGCAGGAAATCAGGTGGCGAGTTAGATAAGATCCCAGACTCACCGCCGACCATTACATCACGACCATCAGCAGGAATGCGCCCGACAATCGCTATCCTATTCCCTGGGGTCTGTGCTTGTTCTATAACCCATTGCGCGCCTGCCCGTGTCTTACCAAACCCGCGGCCTGTCATAAGAAGCCAGATACCCCAGTCCCACTCTGGAGCCCGCTGTGATGGCCTTGCCCAAAACCGCCAACGGTAGCGTAAGAGCGTCGCTTCTAATGGCGTCAAACTTTCTAACGCTTGACGACTATTAGAATCTTCCGCCGCTAGCATTGCGGGTGAGCTATTCTCTGCTGACAGCGATCTTTCGTTCTCCGAGTCCATGCTCTATCTGTGCAAGCTTATCATTTAATCGTGCGTTCCCTTGTCTTACTTCATCAATCGTAAGAGACCCACTAACATTCACGTTAACATTCTCACCAAAGATCTCAGGGCGTCTGTTCTTCAATAAGAAAATCGCTGCTATCGTATCGCTCTTCATCGCACGAGCCATGAGCTTCGCTTCTATTGCATCTAATCCATCTTGCCATGCCTCAGCCCATTCCTGTTCAAACTCCGGGTTCACACTTCGCAATCG